GGCCTTCGTGCTTGGCCTCCTTTCCGAAATCGTAGTAGCTCTTCCGCGCAACGATCCCCGCATCGACGCGCTTCCTGTGGATCTCCTCGACGTTCATCTCCAAGTCGCGCATGAGGTCATCCGAGAGGTTGAGCATCCCCTTGCCAACGGCCTCCGTCAGCGCGTCCGGGTTCGCGGGAACGCCAACGGCCGAGTATTCGAGCAGGATCGCCTTGTCATGGACCCAGCGCGCAACCGTCGGATCGGACGGCCCGAGAGAAATGATGATCTGATCGGGACCGTAATCCGGCTTATCTATCCCGCCCTCCATCGGCTTCGCCGCATGGCCCTTGATCGGGATGAAGCCGATTGACCAAGCCCGGAGCGTTTCGTCGGCATAGCAGTTGAAAATGTCCGCCGCTTTCTGCTCCCTCATGCGAAACTGCGTCAGGGCGCGGATACCGTGATCCTCTACGGCAAGATCCACATTCGAGCCGATGATATTCGCGGGCTCACTATAATTGTGCCCCCAGAACACAACAGGGTTCTGGCGGTAGGTCTTGAGGTCCAATCCGCGCGGGCGGACGATCTCAGCGTCGCGGTCGATGGAGTCCGTGGTGATCCAATGGCGCACTTGCCCGGCGGAAAGCTTGCCCCCGCTTTCGATCTTCTCCGAGATATAGAACTTGCGGACGAAGGGGACGGCCCCGACTTCGCGCGTCTCGAATGACGGCTGTTTGATGAGGAACGCCGCCGCCTCCTCGTAAATGCCTCGGTTTGCGGCCCCGAATTTCATGGCCTCGGCAATGGTTGTCTTTTGGGTTGTGAGCAGAATCATGGTCGTTCTCCTAATCTGTCATTATTGCGGAGCGCGGCCCCGCTATGCTTTATCGTCAGGTCGAATATGCTGGCGGTCTTTTCATCGTCATCCTTCGGCGGTTTTTCTTCCTCGTATTCGAGATCATCTACTTTCCATCCGAATTTGTCATTCTTGGGGGGCAACATTTTCTATTCCTTAATCCTGACAGTAATCGTCCGCGTCTTACTGTCCACGCTTTTTATCTCGAATGTTTTCCCTCTCGATAATAGCAACTCGTGCTCATGTTTCATGGTTGATAAATATCTATTGTTGAGGAAATATGCGTTCGTCCCCTTAGGAACTTCGATTTTTATAGTCCCTCCATTTTCTTCCGCATACGTTTTGGCAAAACCGGAATTTAGGGACGTTGAGACAAATCCCTTATCCTGGAAAGACTTCATTCCCTCCCCCGATAGTTTCTCGAAAGTCTTTTCATCAACCCCCCGATAGGCGGTTACGTCCTCTTTTGTTTGTGATTTTTCTAACAGAGAATCCATTTTCTTTATTGTGCCGCGAGTCTCCGAATCTGCCTTTTCTTCTCCTCGAAGACAACCGTTTATCGTCCTATATCCAGAGCTTTGATATAACTCAATGGCCTCGCGCTCCTTGTCCGTTTGATTAACTTCTGGAGATAGGTTTTCCGTCCCCCACTTCACTGCCTCTTTTTCACCCTCATCGAATTCGGCGGCGTTAGTGGTCCAGGACATTTCTCCAAAGTCCCGTCCCCCTTCTCCGCTACTCCCGCCTCCCGATCCCCATCTCCCGTCCTCGTCTCTCGGCTGGTCGTCGGAGTATTTCGTCACGAGGTCGAATATCCCGTTCGTCTCCTCATCGTCGGACGTCGCCAAGAGGGACATATCGACGACGGCGGTGAGACAGCATCGGCAGTCGGGATGGAGGGGCGGCGCTTCGATGTTCTCGTAATCGAAGTTCATGTCCACGGCATTGTCGCCTTCCCCGAACGTGTCCTCATCCCCAAGATCATAGAAGTTTTCGTCGAGGTCAATCTCTGCCCCGTCCATAGCATCGCACGCTTCGCACGTCCGATCATCCTCAGTACAAAGCCAGGTTGCCCCCGTGCAGACGCCGCTCTGACGCATCGCTTCCTTGCAGGCGTAATTCGTAGCCTTCAGCGTCTCCGTCCTTGCGATCATCTCGCCATGCCCGTCCCAATCGGTATCGTCGAGCATGTCGTCGAGCCTGGAGGCGAGGTCATCGATCGACTCGCCAAGGTCAATCCCGTCCTTGAGCTCCGCTTTGATCCCGTCATAGAGCGTGTCCGTTATGGACCATGCCGCGCGCTTCTCCGCCGCCTCAAGCCAGGCCAGGACGCGCGTCTGTGCCATGTCGAATGACCCGCCCAACGAGCGGTCGATTGCGCTCATGGCCATGTCGCCCGTCTGCGTCAGCGCGTCGCCCATGATGGACTTGGTGTCATCGAGGAAGAGCGACTGCCACTTGGACTTGTTGAACAGCACGGAGTCCAACGAGAACCCGGCGCCCGCCTTGGACTGGAGGCGATAGACGCCCTTGTGCGCCTTGAGGTTGTGGCGAACGTCGGCGAATACCTCGGGCACGCGCGTGAGGAATCGCTTCTTGCCACGCTGGGCGATGGGTTCAACGTCAGCGCGGAAGTCGAGCGGGACAAGCCGCGTCCCCAGCGCGGGGTGGGGCTTGGGCTTCTTCGCCATGGGGTGAACGTGAGGGTGATCGCACGTCGCGCCGTGGATGTGGGGCAGAGGGAAGCCGTCGGGTATCTCTGACATCCTAGGGAAAAGGCGGGAGGCTAGGGCCATTTTAAAGCGCGTGTCCAAGAGGACTGCCCGTAGCCGCCCCGCCGTCATTGGTCTCAAGTTCACGCCCTCACCTGCCCGGGCCCCATGCGGGCGATGATCCGCCCCGCCCAGTAATCGGCCACTTCGTCAATCTCCGCCGCAGACAGCGCGACGGGTTCATGACCTTCGCCCGGGGCCGATGTGATATCGGGAATCCCCTGCGAGCCCGGCTTGAGCGGCGTCCCTTCCTCGCCCGGTGTTCCGAAGGGCAACGCGCCCGTCGGCTTGCCCGTGCCCCCGCCCGACGTCGGAGGCGGAACCTTGTCCGGGTCAAACGTCGCCATCGTCATCGGCAGGATCGGCTTGTCGCCCCATGCCACGTCCTCCTCGCCGTCCTGAGCACGCTCCAAATTGATCGACGAGTAGCCCGTTGAGAGACGCGCCTTGATCTGCTCCAATCGGAAAGTATCGTCCTGGACCTCGCAAGAATCGAAGGCGACGAAGAAGGAATCACCGTAGAAGTAATTGACCTGGGTATTGATGGCCTCCTCGTAGAGCCGGAGTTTTGGGCCGATGGTGTCACGCATATACTGATAAAAGGCCACCGCTGCAATCGCCTTATTCGAGGAGTCTGGCGAGAGCAGGGACATCGGGATTCCCTGGCCCGCCGCGATCTCCTCGCGCATCTGTTTGCGACCCTGGATGTGCGCCAGGTCCTTGGGCTTCATCCCAAGTTCTTGAACGGTCATGCCGTTGTCGATGACGATGGCAGAGTCATTCTTGCCGACGCCCGAGTAAAGCTCTTTGATCTCTTTCTTGAGCCGACGATGCTGATCCTTCCCCAGGTCATCTTTCGCCGAGAAGACGGTACTCAGTCGCGCCATATTCGAGAACGTCGCCAGCTCCCATTTCGCCATGCGGTCGTAAATCAAGATCATGTCCGAAAGTGCGAAGGCCGGGGAGTAGCCGGTCAGTAGCGAGTTCGGGTTCGGCGTCTTGAAGAATATCACGTAATTGGGGTCGTAGAACGTCGTCGCGCCCTTGGCCGAGACATAGCGATAACTCTTGATGAATTGGTCGAGCGATTCGCCGGGGACGGGAGAAGTGCGATGAGGCTCGAGCGGCCAGATCTGCATCGGCTGGCGCAACACGTTCGGGCGTAACCACCAATAGGCCGTACCGGTGAGCCCCATGTACGTCTCCGTCAACTGCCAGAGCGATGTCTTATCGAGCGCGGGATTGACCTCGCGGAGTACGGCGGCGAATGGATGATCCGTCAACTCCTGGATGTCCGTATCGCCGGCCGGGGACACGGCGCCCTTCGAGAGATAATGCGAGAGCGTCGGCAGGCCCTTGAGGTATTGGATATGCTTGCGGGTAAGCGGGCGCCCGCCGAACGCCTTGCCAGCGTCACCCGAGCGCGTGTAGAGCCGAAGCGTCTGGCCGGAAATGGCCTTGGCGTTGTAATTGACGCAGATGTAATTCCATCCCCGGAGCTTGGCAATCTGGACGGCGGGGTCGTTCATGTAATCGGCCGCGGCCGGGCCCCAATAGGCACCGGACGACCAGACGGACTCGTCATTCATGGACGGGAGGGCAAACGATCCCGCGGCCTTGGCGATGTGGAACGCGCCGCGACGGGCGAGCTTCATGAGTGGGTTCATGGTGTTATATCCTTGCCACGTGGGGTCCGGCGCCCTTGCGGACGTAGCGCATTACGAAGTAGCGCGCGTCGTCCTGGCTATGGTTATTCTCGTCCACTGGCTTCCCGTGCTTCTCGTAATACTGTCCAACCTCCCGACGCCAAGCCCGGCATATCGGGTTGATGTAAATCGCAGGCTTTCCGATCACCGGCTTGAGGGCGACCCGGACAGCCTCGATCCCTACAGCAACATCGTTGATTGCTTTCACAATGTCAATCCCCGCCGCCGCCCATTCCCTAATCAGGTCCGGACGCGCGGGGTCGGCCACGGCCTCATAAATCTTTTTCCACCACGGCCGCGCGCGACACTCGGCTAGGATATGCTGATTCGTCGTATTGCCCTGGTAGACCTCATCGACGCGCACCCAGCCGATGCGCGGGAACTTCTGCCAGACTCCGATCGAGAACGGGTTTGTGCCTCCCCAGTCGATTGAGAGATAGACGCGCTTGGTAGGATCAAAGCCGGGCAGGTCCGGCGATGAATGGATTTCCTTGTCGTATTGAGCGCCGTAGACAAGATCATCCCGCCCCACTTTCTCGCAGAACCATTCGAGCATGAGCGTCGGCTCGGATAAGTTGGCGAGCTTGGATACAAAGTCATCGATCTTGTAGTAGCCGTCGGCGCCCTTCATCTGCTGGCCGGGGCACCATGGCGAGAGCTTACAGGTAGAGCACGTATAATCGCGGCAAGATTCCAGCACGTCTGCGATACACCAGCGATAGACGGCGACGCCGTGCTCGCCCGCACTTTCAATCGCCTGGTCCATCGGCCCCCCGACGATATGATTCGTCGATAGCCGCCCCGTTGAGGCCGGATAGCCGTATTTGGATTGCGGCTGCGATAGGGCAGCAGCATAAATGGCCTCATCCATGGAGTCGATTTCGTCTAACACAATTTTTACTGGATGTGGTCCACGGACAGACCGCTGCGAGGCCGGGAGGATTGATACCATGGAGCCGTTCTGCCAGATCGTCCGCCGCTGCGTTGGCTCCGCCGCGAGCCACGAGTCGATCTTGCCCGACAGCGCCCAGAACGAAGTCATCGCCGCGTATGACTTTGCGCTCTGATCCAACGAGCCACCCAGGATTGTCGTTTCCAGTCGCGGGTTGAACGATGACGCCGCCCACGTTGCCAGCCCCGCGAGGTAGGATTTCGACCCAGCGCGGCAAGCCCAGACGATGTAATCCCGAACGCGCCCGGTCATCACGTCGGCAAGCCAGCGAAAGGGGGCGACGTGCTCGGGATTGCGGCAAATATGATGGGTTGATACGACGGGCTCGACAAGGATTTCAAGAAGCGCGGATACTTCCTCATCAGTCTTTAGGTTTATCTTCCTCGCCTTCTCCAGAAATTCGCTTCGGGCGCTGTCCAGGAATGTTGGGCAAGACAGGAGTAGGGGCGGGGAGGGCAAGGCGTCTCCTGCCGTTTCCGTTTCCTCCTCCATTTTCGAGGACGGCAGAGAGCTTGGCAAGGGAGACGAGTCCGTGTTCATCGAAATACCTCCGGAAGATAGCATCCATTTCGGTCCGGGGATCGCCAGTATCCGCATTGAGATTGTCAATGATGATTCGCTTCGGCGCAACCCTATAGACGCCCAATTGCATTTTTAATTCTACGTTCTCCCTGTGAATACGCCATGCCCCCATATAATCGCCAGCATCGGCCGCCTGGCGCTCATATGCTCTCGCCTTTATATCGTTTTCACTTAGAACATATCGGCCCTGTGCGGAGGATTCCCATTCGGCATCCCGAAGGGCTTCCCTTACCAGGTTTCCAGCCTGCATACCAGATACGCCGACCATATGTCCAATATACTCAAAAGTTATAGTCGGCTTCTGTCGATACATAAAGATTGCGATTTTTTTCCGCTCCCTATGGGTTAGTGCGGATTTTGGATAAGTCCCCGACTCGATCTTCTTGATAAACTCAACGATGCTGGCATTAAACTTTTTACGTGTGCTCACGGCATCGTTCCCATATATAGAATCAATAACTTAGACATAAATGACGGGACTTTAACCCCCGCCCTATATGTTTACCTCTTCGCTGGGAACCTTTCGGTACATATCTTTCTTGTCATAAAAGCCACGGAGCGCGGAACGAAGATCACGAATCGCCTTCAGACATCCGTGTCTGTAGCAATCAAAATCGAAGTCACTTTTGATGGTCCTCTCTTTGTCATCACCGCAGGGGCGAATTTTCCCTTCAGGTGCAACCTTTCCGCAATTGTCCTGAAGCACGTCCAGCGCCAGCTTTGCGGCCTTTACCAAATCGCTAATTTCTCTGCTCATTTTTCTTTCTCCTGTTCGCGCATTAGCGCCGTCCGTAGCCGCCGCAGATCCGCGCGGTCCTGTTCCGGCCATAGCTGGAATTTACGGTCCTTAAGCGCCCTGCTAATAAAAAGCTGCGTTATGGGACGAGCCGTCGAAAGATCCCAATCACCTTGCTGAATCCTAGAGTATGACATGGACACTTTCGCCGCGAGCTCTTTCAACGTCAGCCCCCGCGCCGTTCGCGTCGCTCGCAATTCCGTCATGCGTTTTTTCATAATCTCATTCCTCCTTTAATCATGCGGTATAGCGGGCCAGCCGTCAAGGGGCGGACTGAATGCGGTCAAACGTTTCCCCCCAAACTATCCCCGCCTTCCTCCGCTCGTTGAAGGCATGTTCGTCGCGCGTCCATGCCGTCCTCGCTTGCTGATACGTCGCGTCCTGAGCCCGCTCATGGTAGAGCTGGGCGTTATCGGCAAAGGCAACGAGCCCGGACCTGTCCGCATAGAGCCCCATCTCCGTATCTCCGAAGTAGTGCACATAATCCGGGCAGAATACGGCCGCGTCGGGGAAGTGCCCGATGAACGCGCGGCCCATGAGCCCGAAGGCGTAAGCGGTCCCCCCGTTTTGTTGGAGTGCAATCATCCCGTCCCACTTCGGGAAATTCTTGTCCATCGCGGCACATGCCACGGCGATGCAGTCGGGCTCGAATATGATATCATCCGCGCCATAGATCAGGCCGTCAAAGCTGGGCTCGCCCGGGCCATAGCCGAGCCTTAGCCCTTCGTTCATGCGGACGACGTAATCGCGCCGGGGGTGGTCGTCAATGATGATCGGCTCTGCATAGGTCTCGGGGTGCGCCTTGTTTGCGGCGTCGATTGAGGCAAGGCACTTTTCGACAAGGGGCCGCCTGTCCCACGTCGGGATGATAATGGCGATGGAGCGCGAGGGGGTCATGTGACCTCCAATTTTTGAGATTCGCCAGACCGCTCCGGCGTTGAAGACGTTGGGAAAAGTTTGCCCTGCGCTTGCGCGTCTTTGATTCGCCTCTCGGCTATCTTGAAATATCCGGGGTCAATCTCTATACCGATGAAGTCCCGTCCGGTTTGGACGCAGGCCACGCCGGTTGTGCCCGATCCCATGAATGGGCCGAGAATTGTGTCGCCTAGTTTCGTATAGTTTTCGATGCACCATAGCATCAATTCAATCGGCTTAGTTGTTGGGTGAAACTTCTCATAACTCACAACATGGCGAGTAAATAACTTCGCCGGTTTATCAAAACTTGTCCACGCCATCTCTACCATAGCGGACGAGAAGTCGCTCGGCTGAACCTTGTCCCATACCAAGAAACAGCGGGCAGGGGGAAGGGTAAAATAATTTCCTCCCCAAATAATCTGATTTTCGGAGACCCGCAATATTTCGCCTATTGATTCTTTCGATGCCGGGATATTGTCCCATTCGCTCTTTTGAAACTTTTGCCGGAACGGATTAGCGGCAATACCGATCCCATACGGCGGGTCTGTAATGACCGCATCCACG